TCCTGCACTAACCGCTGCAAGGATACCAGTGCTTCCATTCTCCGACACATGTCCAGCACTATGATCGTCGATACAAGTAACTGACCAAGTCCAACTAACGTTAGTAATCGAGCCACTTGTGCTACTTGCCGTACCGACAGAAGCGCCGTTGTGATATAGCTGGAGTGCTGTTGAGCTAGTGCGGCAACCCACGAAGTGTCCAAGGTTCTGTCCCGCCGTATAGGTGAAGTTGGGCCCATTGCCGGTTGAATCCGTACAGTCAATATGAATCAGCGTTCCATTATCAAGGATCGAACTCGTCGTATCCGCTGCGTGGCCGATCTGCCCCACCATATAACCGCCAGCACAAGTCGTAACGGCCCAAGCACCAATATGACAATCGTTCAGCTTAAACGCTACGCCAGCCTGCTCCCTAAAGCCACTATCTATGTAAGCGGTCGGATAAGCGGTAAGCTGCCCTGCAAAGCCTCGATCCACAGTAAATGGTGGTCCACCAATAGCTGTCGCTTTAGCTAAAAGAGCCATGTCGGTCAAAGCGGCCCCTTGATTCTCTGCCGCATAAATCCATAGCCGATCAAGCTTTGGCCAAACCCCATCACTCTTTAAGCCTACTATAAGATCATCAACAAGGTTCCGTCGTTGATTACTAACTGTTCCGCCAGCAATCGCAACTGCATTGATCCACGCCGCCACCGATGGGTCATGGACCCCAGGCATAAAGTTCGGTGGATGAAGTGGTTTAATCATTGATGAGCCGCTACGCGGTACCCTGAGATTGCGTTGATTCGCCAGATACTCAAAGTGAACTTAGCATTGGCAGCGTTAGTGATAGTATCACCAGTATTACTGCCAACACTAAAGCCTGAGAAAGTCGGCACCACGCCAGAAGCAGCAGGCATAGTGATAAGAAGCATACAACTTCCATCATTAGCCGGAGCCGTGATGGTCCAAGCGGCAGTATTGGCCGTGATAAACTGAAGTGGCCTTGCTCCACAGTCAATCGTGATATTGCCAGTGGTAAGAGAAAGCGAGGTAACGTTGCTTCCACCAGTTGTCGTCTGATCTGCTGTATCCAGTCGGGCAATAGGCGAGGCAAGATTACCCTGCATGAAGGTTTGAAGCTGAGTAATCGTTTGCTTCGTGCTCGTCCCAACCGGATTCTCCATCTCATAGATGGCAGCGGCAATTACCGCAGGACCAGCCGTCAGGTCTTGGATTCGGACGTTTGCCATTAGTTGGTCACCCTTATATCGACGAGGTTAGTGACTTCCCGATTATTCGCTAAAGTCGTATCGACCCTTGTCGCTCCAACTGGAGGGCCACCTCCACCTCCAACCGTAGCCTTACCGAGGATCCTTCTGATTATGATTCCAGCCTCCGCACTTGTCGCTACAAAGGCTGAAGCACTAATCAAGAAGGTACGTCGCGCAAAACTGTACATCTGTCGTCGTCCCGAAGGTTGGAGTTCCAGCGGTGACCATTACGAAGTAGTCGCTTTGCCCTGCCGTTCCAACGTGAGCCCTACCAAGGCCATCGACGCCCCAAACTGTCATTGTTCCGAGCTTCGATGAGCCAGTGGCCATTGCGATCATCGGAAGGACTTTGGTAACGTCAAGGGCGTTGATTGCTGGATTGGTCTTGTCAGTGAAGGTTGTGTTCGTTGGGTTCGCGTTGAACTGAAAGACGTCCATTTCACCAGCAATCACTGACTTCGAAGTGATTCGGATTGACTGCATGATGCCACCGTTATCTGGGGCACCTTGAGCCGAAGATCTGAAGGCGGTAAGTGTGATCAGGCCGCCGACAACGTTACCAGCGACATAGGCACTTGCTGCCGTTACCGTTGGCGTTGCACAGACTTCCCTTGTTAATGCTCCAGCAGAGACGATTGGAGCAATCTGGGCCTGCGCCGCCGTAGACGCAAGCAACAGGCCCAGAAGCGCCGCGAAGCATCTCATCTTAGTCGGTACCAAGTGTTGTTGCTAAGCGAATACTGGAACTCAACGCTGGCTCCAGCAGCAAGGGTAGTGATAGTGACGTTGCCACCGACCAAGGTCTGACCTGTGTTCGGTTGGATCGTCACCGCGTTGGTCACGAAGGCTGCGGCCGTCCCATTGATGACTTCGATCATCGATCCATCAAAGACTGGCGAAACCGGCAGAAGAATCGTAGCTACAGCCGGTTGGGCCGTGATGATGAAGCGATTGGTGTTGTTCGGAATCGTCAAGCTGGCCGTAACGGCATTCAAGATGTAGCCAGTAGAGTTCCGAAGCTGAGCAACCGAAACGAAGGTGCTTGGACCGCCCGGGCCACCAATAGCAAACGTAGCAACTTCGTTACCAGTCAGTGTCGTTGGGACAAGTTGTTGTCCGTAGACAATGGCGGCAGTAAGGGCAGCAACAGCCGCCCCCACTCCCCATGAGGACCATCTCTTCATGATCCACCTCAGTTGGCGATAACAATGCCCGGAGGATATCCGCCGAGGATTGCGTTGTTCGTCGCATTGTAGAACTGATCGTGGCGATCAAGGACGATGAAAGCACGAATGGTTCCACCAGCCGAAGCGGCAACGGCGCCGACAATAGTGTAGTTAAGCTGGAGGAACCTCGGTTCGGAGACTCCGTCGGGAGGACGAGGCATATCCATATCCATCAGCCTTGCCCCTTGAGTAAGGGTAGCAAGAGCGTAGGCTGGACTGATCCACCACGTCACGAAGGTGCCTGGAGCACCAGAGCCATTGTCTGGAGCACCTTGAAGGGCGACAGAAAGCGAAGTGATAGTCGTGAAAGGAGTCACGACCTCCACAAGCAGCTTCATCGCCGGATCATCACCGATGCCAATGTCCCTTGCTCCCTGACCCGCGGCGAGAAGTGGGATGCCTGAGCCAGTAGCAAGGTGAAGGTCGATGATGTTAGTGCTCGGGCCAGTTGCGGTGATACCGCCAGTAGCGAAGCTGTCGCCAGGAAGAACCGCTCCAGCGGCGGTAACAACTGCTGGATTGGTGAATTGAAGGAAGTTGTCGAGAATCATGTTAGACCACCCTATTCTCGTTGTTGAGGATCGCATCACAGGTCCGGATCGGGATTCCACGGAAGGTTGTGATGGGTTTGCCATCGAACTCCTCAATCCGAAGGAGAACGTTGGTTTTGTTCATCGCTTGAAGGTCGAGGTAAGTCCGGATAACGCGGTTGGCGTAAATAACCGTCCTTCCCATGTTGGCTCGAACCTCAGGTGTATCAGACGTCTGGACTGTGGTTGCACTAACCGGAGCCGTTGGGAGTCGATATAATCCACGAACCAACAGGTTGATGAGGTTAGCTGCCGATACTCCAGTAAGCTGAGTGACGTCGATGTTGCTGATTCTGACGACATAACGCCAATCCCTCAAGACCAGACCGATTTCCCACTTGAAGTGGTCACGGTAGGCTTGAAATGTGTTATTCGAAGCATCCAACACCGGCCACTCACCCATGTCCCTATGCTGCAAGCCAGTGATCTTGCCCTTCGGGAAAGTGGCGTGGCAAGTGTCGGAACCCCAAACAACGATCCACATGGAAGTGTTCGTCGTACTGGTGCCGCCACCATCGAGAACGTTTGCTGCCGTTTGGGAGTTCGCTGCCGTCACTGTGGAGTAACGGGGAGCAAAGCCTGTAAAGCGTTCCGGGTTAGCGAACTGGTTGCCGTAGATCAGCGTCGCGGCAACCTGCTGAGACATGCCCTCAAGAAACGATTTAACTTCAGAAAGGCGAAAGTCAGCAGTGTTACCGTTAAGATCAGCAACGTCCTTGTCGATGACAGCGTAGGTTTCCAGATTCCCGCAGGTATCCACGATCTGCGCTGTCGTACTCTTAGCATTGGGAACGCCCAAGTTCAAGAGTCGCCACGTTGCTTGTGGCAAGCCGGTTCTGACGGTAGTCTTGTGACCAGTTGGGAGATTGCCCTCGATGACGAGCATGTCATCAAGGATCTCGTTGGTCTGGGACAGAAGCTCGATGATTGTGGCTACTCGATAGCCGTCGTCAAGTCGCTTCGCCCAATCCGCATAGGTTAATGCGGTAGCGCCGATAATGGCCAAAGTGGCCTCCTAGGTTTAGATCCAAGCTCCTTTCTGTCGCATCAGTTCATCGGCCATCGACCACGCCTCGCGGGCCTCCGGTCACGGAAGGTTCGGATACAACGAATGGGCTGCGTCTGTCCGCTGCCCCGGTTGTTGCATCCCGAATCGACTTGGGCCTCTCGCTGCAACATGACCGCCTTCGGTCAACATTTGTGCAAGAGCGTAGAAGGCCCGAATGAAGGCTGGGTGATCCCCAACGCCAGTAAAGTCCATTGCCTGACGAAACTCGTTCGCCAACTTTGGACCAAGCATATCAATCGCTCGCCCAACGGTTGGCTTAACTTCTGAATCGAGCTTGAAACCAATCTGTGGATCGGCCTTAATCTCCTTACGCCAATCATCTCGCATCTGGTTCATCATGTTCACAGATTCTTCATGCTGCCGCTGAGAAGTCTCTGCATAGAACGAAACCAACTTCTGTGCTTGATCCTGCGTCAGGTTCAGATCCTTAAAGATCGGTGTCGCCTTGTTTAGAATCTCCCCATCGAGTTCCCAACCGTTCTTCTCCCAACTTTCCGGAGCCTTGAACTCATACTTCTCCGGAGCCCTAACCTCGGCTGGCTTTACCCCTTCATTCAGTAGAGTCTTCGGTTCTTCCGGGGACGATTCTGAGGTTGGCGGGGCCGGGGCTGGTGTACTCGTAGGGGTCGATGTCGGCTTCTGCTCCGTCACCTGTGGAATCGGTGCTATCTCCCCCGTCGGTGTCCTCGTTACTCCTTCGGGCGATGTTTGTGTTGTCTCGTTCATTTCTTTCCCTCATCATCTGAACGTACTGATCTGGGCAAGCCTTCATGATGTCTCCAAGAAGTCGAAGCCCGATACTTCGTTGGCCTTCATTGAATGCAGTAGCCTTAGTGTTGATAGTAAAGCTGGAAGCAAAGATGTGACAAGCTTCAAGTATGTCAAGCATCCAGCTACGGCCGGGAGGAAGAGACATGATGCCTTGCATGATCTCTTCCCGCTGTCTATCGGCAAGTCTAGCCTGCTTAGCTGCTTGCTTAACATCTCGTCGTTCTGATGCATTGTATTGGTCACTCATGCTAAGCCTGGAAAGAAGACACAGTTAACCGAACCAAGAGACTTGCTGACGCAAATGTGACAGTCATTATCTTGTGACGTACGAATGCGAGACTTTGGAATCATCCAGCCGTGATAGGCAACGGTACCATCGTCAAACGAAACGAACTGCTTGCAGTCGATTGGATGGCAGTCCCGATCTGCACAGCAGTCTAATGGATACCAAGAATGAACGAGCAGAAGGAACACAATCATGGCCTTGCTCCAATCATTTGCTGGAGCGCATTCTGACCACCTCCAACGCTAGTTTCAGATAATGTCTTCGCACCCGCCGCCATCTTCTCGGCCATCTCGGCCTGTTGCGCCTGTTGCTGTTGCTGTGCTCTTTGCTGCCGAATCTGTTGTAATGCTTGGGATGACCGAATCATTCTTGGGTCATTGTTCATCAAGCTGGAATACTTATCGAGGGTAAAGTCGATATCAATGTTGTCCATTACAGCAGGGTCAACCCCGGCAAGACTTCCTGCAAGTTGGAGGACACGTTCAATGCCTGTTGTACTAGCGGCAGCTTGGGCGAGGGAGAGCATACTGACGTATTCGATGTTGATGTTGGTTCCTTGGATTTCTGGGGGCGCAGGAGGCAGAACTCCTCGCCGAGACATAATTGCAAAGATCCGGTCGATTGCAGGAGACAGCAGCTCATCTTGAATCCTCTCCAACACGGGGCCAAGCATTACTAAGGCTTCAGACTTTCGCATGTCCCACTCAACCGCGGTAACATTGGAGCGAGTTTCGTATTGGCTCGCAACCTGGAAAAGATCGTTAAAGAAGATCCGCTTGATTCGTTCCCGAATCTCTGCAAGGTCTTGAGTCATCGCGGCAACATCTGGCTTCCACGTTCCGTAAGCAGGACTAAAGCCAGCGTTACCATGTGTCATCATTCCACTGACGTAAGTGACGCCACCAGGAAGAAGCGAGGCAGGTTGGTTCTTTAACTGAATGTCTGCTACCATTGGGGGGTTAACGTGCTTGTCTATGGCTTGGGCTTTTCTTCGGACTTCTTGTTGGAGCTGCTTAACGTCACCAAGAGCGTCCATTGCTGGGCTTCGTCCATAAGCATCATTTGACACAAGGTCCCATCTGACAATAATGTGTGGCGCTTCATTGAAGCCACGTAGTGAGAGAAAGCCAGGCGCAAAGCTGCTCCCGCCCTGCGGACTAGCGGAGCCTCCCCATTCCCAATAGCATTCCCGATACTTAAAGTGATCTGGAAATTCGTACTTGTATGCGTCATTGTTTGGCTCTATTGCGTGGGCGACAACCAATTCGCGGGTTAGCTGTGCTCCAGCTTTTTGACCAGTTTCGTATTGTCGTTGCATGGCTGGAGAAACATTGTCGAATCCGAAACAGTCGACCAACTGATCAATAGTGAGGGTGAATTCTCGGTAAAATATGAGGGGGCGGAACATGCCGTCATTATCGACGTAGAACTCCCCAAAGCATGGAGTGAAACAGCGAATAACATCGGTTGGATCCTCATAGATCAGAATACAAGCGGTACCAAAGATAACGAGATCGAAGTAGACGACGGCCATCGCTTGGTAGAAGTTCGACTCTTGCATCACCAGCATCATCAGCCGTTCGCATTCTGCGAGCCATAAAGAAATGGGAGATGTCTGCGTAGAATCGATATGGCCGATTTTCAATTTGAACCATTGGCGTGTTGGTGAAGAAACCCCAGACATCATCCCAGACGAGAGGTTCCGTGCAGCAAGTGTGCCAGTTGAGTCCAACATATGTTGGTTGATTGGAGAGCCTCTGCTCATCATATTGGGTGTGATTAGGAATTTGTACCTCCTAGGCAGGAAGTAGTCTGCCAGTTCTCTCGCGTGAACCCACCAAGAGTAACGGTTGACCCGCAAGCCAATGAGTCTGCCTTCGACATGGCGTCGAAGCTCAAGTCGGCCTGGGGTCAGCGGGATGGGCATTATCAAAGCATCCATTCAAGGACGAAAAGACCAGAGTTGTGCGTCGGCACCTTGGCAACTGCCAATTCCGCCCTCAGCCGCTCGATCTCGATGAGCAGTTTAGCTTCATTCTTGGTGACAACGGCGCGGTACTGGTCGACTTCTTTAGTCAGCCGCTCGATCTCGGCCACCTGTTCCCAATAAACCTTGGCCTGCTGCTCAATTTCTGCGCGCAGTCGCTGCACGATGTCGGTCTGCGGCTCTGCCCAGTATTTGCGGTCTTTTCGGAGTTCACAACTCATCTTGCGTCCTATGTCACGCCGGGAAAGAACACGCAGCTGCACCGATAATGATTCCAAGCAGCATCCCGCCGAAGAACTCAACGTCAAAGCGAAGCATCATCGAACCATCCCCCTAATTGAGCTTCGTCGAGCACCACGGTTAGGTCGTTTGATTCCGGTTGCTCCAACCTTCGATGCCCCCGCTTCACGTTCCTGTTGTCGTCGATCAGCCATGTCCGAAGCGGCCATGAGGATGTTGGTTAATGATGGCCCTTGCCGTTGACCACCGAGTTGACCGGCTCCATAAGGCCCAAAGCCACCAACCTGTTGGGAGGTGTCTGGTCCGAGTTTAGCACCGTTTCCGTTTGGCATTAGCGT